AAGGCTCTTTCGCCCTCTGAATACGCCCGTTCTACGGCTGCTAAACGAAAAGCAACTAGATCAGGTAAACAAGTATCTAAACAGCCAAAGAAGATTGCACGAAAGACGAGAGCTTATAGAAAGGTCACATAAATGGCAGTAGTAGTACCAGACATACCAGACCTGTTTGAAGAAGCGTATGCTAGAGCAGGATTAGAATTAAGAACAGGTAATGATTTAAGAAACGCTAGACGTAGTTTTAACTTATTAACTATGGAGTGGCAGAATAGAGGTTTAAATCTTTGGACAATAGCATCAGGCACTTTGTCCCTTACTTCAGGAACAGCAACCTACACTATGCCTACAGATACCGTAGATATATTAGAGCATCAGATTAGAACAGGTACTGGAACAAGTCAGGTAGATACAAACTTAACAAGAATTAGTGTTTCTACATATGCACAGCAAAGTGCAAAAAATACACAAGGTAAGCCTACACAGATATTTGTTCAAAGACTTGCTGGTTCTGTAACAGTTACAATGTGGCCTGTCCCAGACAGCGCAGACACATATACACTATCGTTTTTTAGAATTGTTGGCATAGATGGTATTGATTCTGGTATAGACGGAACAACAACATCTTTTGTGCCACCAAGATTTGCTCCATGTCTTGTTTCTGGATTGGCTTATTACATAGCTATGAAAAGACCAGAGGTTGCAAATAGAGTTGCCCCTCTTAAACAAGAATACGAGTTTCAGTTTCAATTAGCAGCAGGAGAAGATCAGGACAGCTCTTCTGCTAGATTTGTTCCTTATAATACATTTTATGGAGGTTAAAATTGCCAAGTAAAGTTACTAGAATAAGAAAAGATAGAACCGGTCAAGCAAAAACAGGACAGTTTAAAAATTTAGTTAATGCTGCTAAATCGGGTAAAATTACTACTGGAGAGGCGCAAAAGCGTATTAGAAAATTAGTATTAGCTAAGAAAAATGGCGGTAAATTAGATGCTGCAAAGAAAAAAATTACTGATCCTGACTATAATGTAATGTCTGGTAGAAAAGGTAATACCAACCAGAAAAAAGCAGAGAGTATGGGTAAAAAGGGCAGAAGAGCAGGTAAGGTAGAAAAAGCTATTTTAGGAACAATAGCACTAACGCCACAAGCAAGACTTGTAAAAGGTGCTGGTCAACTTGCAAAAAGAGTGATTAAGACTACAAAAGATGTGGGTACATCTACAATTGGAACGGCAAGAACACAGCCGAAAAGAGGTGCTGAATATAGAATGGTTCCTAAGAAAAAAGGCAAAGGCAAAACAATTAGCGGAATAAGCAAGAGGTCTACACAGACAGCACAAGGATTAAGAAAGACACCAAAGCCTACACTTAGCGCTTTAGGCGTTGCAGGATCTAAGCCTAAGAAAAAAACAACCACACCTACACCTAAGCCAAGACCAATGATGACTAAGCCAAAGCCAAGACCTAAATCTATAGGTAAGAAAAAAATGTTTATGAAAGAAGCTAGTGGCGTGTCAGGTAAAGACGCAAGAAATGCTCCGGATTCAAAGGTAGAATTTCAATCTAAAGTTAAGAAGAGGAAAAAATAATGGCACCTCCTAATAAAAGAAAAAAAATTAAAACTGGTGGTATGACGCTAGAGGAAGCAAAAAAAAAGATTAATGATCCTAATTACAACGTCATGTCTGGCAGAATAGAAAAAGATAAGAATGTACAGACCGGACCTAACAAAAGAAGAATAACAAAAGAAGACATGATGAATATTGGTATGGGTGTATTACCCTTTTCAAGAATACCAAAATTTTTAAGTCAATTACCTAGATTATTAAAGCCATCTCAAAGATTTCAAAGATTGGTTCAAGGCACTAGACAATCAAAAATAAAAGGTCAAGGCTCAGGTCAGTTTCTTCCAAAAAGAGTAAACCCTAGTGCTAAAAGAATAACAACTACAACGCCTACTGGTAGTGGTCGTGGAAAACCACCGCCACCAGTTAAGCCGGGATCTACACAATTAAAAAAGCCCGGTACATCTGTTATTAGCAGGCCTTTGCAAAGAATTAATACAAACAGAGGTCCGCAGCAGTTAGCAAATAGAGCAACTGTTGTTACCGGTGTTTCTGAGCTAGTCAAGCCAAAAAAATCTGTTGCAGACACTAAAACTAAAACTAAAAAGTCTAAAGGTGTCGTCACAGGCCCTGAACTTGATTTACCTAAAAAGAAAAAAACACCAAAAGTTGTTCAAAAAAAAGCTCCTGTAAAAAAGAAAAGGAGCAATATTGTAGGATCTTCTACTTATGACCCACAATTTACTTATGACAATTTAGTAAAAAGAGGTGGTAAAAAGTTTGCAAAAGCTAGAATGTCACCAGAAAATTATGCAAAAGTTAAAAAGAAAGCAGGAGGTGGTGCTATGAAAAAAACTATGAGAATGACAGGTGGAGGTTCTTTAAAGTCTGTTCCAGAGGGCAATAAAGGCAAAGGTCTTAGCAAATTACCTACAGAAGTTAGAAATAAAATGGGATACATGAAAAAAGGCGGCAAACTAACTTCTAATAAAGCAAAAATTAATAAGGTCACAACCGGATTAAGAAAAGCAGTTAAGGCTCATACAGGTCAAGCAAAAATGCTTTCATCTATAAGATTAAATAAAGGTGGAAAAGTAATAAAAATGCGTGGCGGAGGAGCTGCTACAAAAGGATTAAGATTTAATAGAGGTTACTAATTGTCGAGACTTATATGTAACCTTCCTGCAATAAATTTGTGGGTTAGGAAGGAATATCTCAGAGACCATCAAGATGGTCATGGTGAATTTGTAAAAGGTGTTTGGGTATCTTGCAAGTCTTTGCCGGGTAGGGCTTTTTACTTTGAAACATATTTACCAGAATATGGTGCAATGTTTGATAAACTTCCAATAAGCGCATTTGTTAGTGAGCCTAAAAAACCAAAACCAGATCTGCCTTTGTACAATTTACAGTTTTGGAATTGTATGGATTACAATGTAACTTGCATACAAAAACAGTTCATAGGCTCTATGAGCTATGAAGTTTATACAAGAGATGCGGGTGCGGTTAAAGGTTCTTATGTAGCCACACTTGATAATTATCATGGTGACATAGATACGGTTGATTTTAGCACTAGTGAAACACCAGAAGAACATAAGTCGCACAATATTATAGAATTAGAAAACGGGCAGTATTGTTTATATCCTAATAACAGAACTAGAATATATGATAATAGCTTGACACCCGCAGAGCCATTAACACCTGATTTTAAAGTTAGTACGCATTATTATCAGGTAGAAAACGAGAATAAATTAGAGAGATTTGGAGATAGCGAAGAATATTTCTATAAATCAAAGAAAGAGAAGTAATGCCTTATTCAGTTGGTAAATATGCATATGGTATATGTGATAAGACAGGATTTAGATATCCGCTTAGGGAACTAATACCAGAGATTAGAAACGGCTCAAAAACTGGCATGATGGTCGGTTATGATGTTGTTGACCCAGATCACCCTCAGAACCATTTAGGCAAATTTAAAACTGATGACAGTCAATCCTTGCTAAATGCAAGGCCAGACAGAATAGAGCCTGCAACAGAGAGGCTTTTATTGGTAAATCCATTTACAACTGCTGCAGCAGATAGTGGTAGCACAGTTGTTACAGTTACAGAAAAAGATCATGGCAGATCTACATCAGATAGAGTTAGATTTAGAAACTGTTTAGGATTTGATGGATTAACAGCAGCTAACTTTAATTTAGCAACAGGATATGTTATAACTAAATTAACAGATGATACATACACTATTACTGTTGCAGCATCTTCTACATCTGGATCAATTACAGGTGGCGGTGTGTTTGCTACAGTAGGACCAGTTACTTTGGAGGCTTAGATGAGCTTTACATTTGCGCAGCTAAAAACAGCAATACAGGATTATACTGATAATTCTGAGACAACATTTGTAAGTCATCTATCAGACTTTATAAAAGCAGCAGAAGAAAGAATATTTAAGAATGTTGATTTAGAGATATTCAGAAAGAATGTTACATCAGCATTATCAACAAGCGATAAGTTCGTAACAATACCAACAGATTACTTGGCGTCTTTTTCATTTCAAATTACTACAGCAGGTAGCGAGTCTTTTCTTTTACAAAAAGATGTAAACTTCATACAAGAAGCATATGATGCTTCATCCTCCACAGCAAAGCCAAGATTTTATGCGCAGTTTGATGCAAATAATTTTATCGTTGG